AGGTACAGCAGCCGTATATATCACCACAGTTGTTCGTGATCACAGTGATACTTCAACTGGTGTAAACATTGTTAAATCAACAATCATGATTGATCTTACAGGTCTTAAAGATGGCGGAACTGCTGGCGATATTATTGGTAAAGACGGTTCAGGCGTTGCCTATATCGCTCAAGTTACTACAGCCAATCAAGGCACAGTTTTTGGCGTCAAAATGACATGTTTAGAAGCCCCTGCTGGTGGAAGCGCAGATATTGATTTGTTCTCAGCCACTGAAGGCACAGGCGTCAATGACACTGCTATTGGTGATCTTACAGAGACATCTATCATTAATGGCGGAACACAAGCTGCTGGAACATTTACCGCTGGTGGTGATATTGCAGCGGATCAGTACCTTTATCTTGTTAGCCAAGGCACAGGTGATGCCACATACACTGCTGGTCGTTTCATGATTGAAATTATCGGTTACGATACAGCAAGCTAAGTAGGAGGCAGATATGGCTGGTCCAGTAAGAGCCTTTAATCATGCCCAAGGGGATTCTGCTGCTGTTGTAGGTCCGGCTCGTTCTCGCATCCGTCAAATTGTAATTTTTGCAAATGCGGCTGGTGCTTTTACGATTAAGAATGGTAGTGCTTCTGGTGAAACTTTGATTACGCAGACTTTCCCTACAGGGATGCACCATCTAAATATTCCAGATGATGGCATTCTTGCTACGAGCGGTGCGTTTGTTTCTGCTTTCACTGGTTCTAGTAATCAATTAACCATTTTCTTGTCGTAGAGACAGCAATGGCTAGTTCCAAAGGGAAGATGCCCCCGCGTAATAAAAAGAATTTCCGCCCCACTAAATCTGGGGCGGGAATGACTAAAGCTGGTGTTGCTGCATACAGGCGTAAAAACCCCGGCAGCAAGCTAAAGACGGCAGTCACGGGTAAAGTAAAGCCCGGAAGTAAAGCGGCAAAGCGTAGAAAATCTTTTTGCGCTCGTTCCGCTGGACAAATGAAAAAGTTTCCTAAAGCAGCTAAAGATCCGAATAGCCGTTTGCGTCAAGCTAGAAAAAGATGGAAGTGCTAATGAAGCCTGAAGATGTTTTAAAACAGCTTGAGAAACATGAAGCCTCTTGTGACAAACGTTATGCTGATATACAGGATCAGTTAAAGCGTCTTGACACTAGACTATGGGGCATTGCTATTTTAATAGTAGCTGCGGCTGGAATGGAACAATTGTTCTGATGACCATAGGTCGTTCACAGATGGGCAAGCAAATTAGCAAGCCCCCTATGAAAAGGAAAAAAAATGCCAAAAGACGCATGTTACCGAAAAGTAAAAGCTCGCTACAGAGTTTTTCCAAGCGCTTATGCAAGCGGAGCCATCGCAAAGTGTAGAAAAGTTGGAGCCGCTAATTACGGCACTGGTGGGAAGAAAAAGAAAAAAGCTAAAAAAATGGAAAGTGGCGGCTTGGCTACTGTTGAGCCGCAAACAAGAAAGCGTAAAGTAAAAAATCAACCTAAAAATGGGATGATTGCTCGTGGGTGTGGGGCCGTACTGGAAGGGAAGAGAAAAGCTACAACGCTTGTATGATACATGCTTTTTTACTGATTGTTTATTTAGGAACTGGCGCTGATAGACAACTTGTCAGTAATGACATGTATTTTTATTCAATTACGGAGTGTAATTATTTTGCGGCTCAAACTGCAAAAAGGTATGGGAATTACACTAGCATTGAGTTGATGGACTCTAAGGATAAAGTCACAGCTTATTGTGTTCCGAAGTACATTAAAGAGGGCAGTGTGGAGGTTTACTAATGGATCCCGTGTCCGCAATGGCTACTGCTTCAGCAGCCTTTGGTGCAATTAAAAAAGGCTTTGCCATAGGCCGCGATATTGAAAGCATGGCTTCAGATCTTGGCAGATGGATGGGCGCACTTAGCGACCTAGACATGCTAGAAAAAGAAGCCAAGAATCCACCAATATTCAAGAAGTTGTTTGCCAGCAAGTCTGTTGAGCAAGAAGCTATAGAAACTTTTGCCGCTAAACAAAAGGCGCAGCAGCAACGCTACGAGCTTCAGCAGTGGATTGGCCTGACTATGGGCAGGTCAAAATGGGATGAGCTTGTCCGCATGGAAGGGTCAATTAGAAAACAGCGACAGGAAACTTTGTATCTTCAGAGGCAAAGACGCCGTAAATTTGTGGAAGTGGTAGCGTGGATCCTGATGGTTATGCTTGGCACTGGCATATTAGTTGGATTTGTAATGTTCCTAAAGACTACTGTAGCTAACGCAATAGCTACTCCTGAATATGTTGTTTGTAGGCTTAAAGGCTGCGACATTATAGACGAGAAAAGAGTTTGTATATATCATGGAGCCAATAACACTGTTGATAGTGTATGGCTTGACCCTATTGAATTTTTTCCAAAAGAAATTCAGTGTAAGTATGAGCCTAACAAGAAGAAGCCACCTACTGTCCGTGAAACGTTAGATGCTATCAAAAAATCAAGGGAATAGACAATGGCTGTACGCAAGACGAAAAAGGGCTTGGCACTTAAAAGGTGGTTCAAAGAAGATTGGAAGGATCAGCGCACGGGTAAGGCGTGTGGCCGTAGCAAGGGTGAAAAACGGGGTACTCCATATTGTCGCCCCTCTAAAAGAATTTCCAGTAAGACTCCTAAAACATCTAAAGAAATGACATCGGCAGAAAAAAAGAGCCGTATTTCGCAAAAGAAAAGGCTAGGTCAGCCAGCAGGCAAGCCTAGAAGGGTAAAATCATTACGGAGAAAGAAAAAGTAGAAGATATTATAGAGGATTGGATAATGAAGGATCTTGGTGTGGTAGATCCTGAAACTGGATTTGCCCCATGTCCTTACGCTAGAAAAGCATTTAAAGACAGCAAATTAAAAGTTGTAGAATGCTTTAACAGACAAGATTTATGGGAGAAAGTATCTGTAGAGTGTAAGGAATTTAATCCTCAATATTCTGTTATCATATGTGCAGAAGAAAACCCTTCTCAAACATATGATGAGGTTGAAGCTGGTTGCATAGCCATGAATGAATGGTTTGCGTTAAACAAAATGGATGTTTGGTTACTTGCTTTTCAAAGGTGGGACTTTACGATGATTTTTGTGCAAAAGTTATCAGAATTGGATGACGCTAGTAAAACCTTGGAAAAAATGGGATACTATGAAAGCTATGATCCAGAGGATTATTTAAACCTCATATTATATCGCAGAAAAAGGAGATATAAAGATGCCGGGTGCTAAGAAAAAAGCAAGACGTATGCGTGGTGGCGGTTCAGTAACGCCCAAAAAAATGATGGGTGGAGGCGCTGCCAAAAAAGTTTCTCCTCGCAAGGCAATGGCGATGGGAATGAAAAAGGGTGGCGTTGCTGTTAAAAAGATGATGGGTGGAGGAGCAGCTAAAAAAGCTGCAAAGCGCATGATGCGTGGCGGTAAGGTCAAGAAGTAATGGCTGTTTCAGGATCTACAAACTTTGAGCTAGATGTAAGTGATTACATTGAAGAAGCTTTTGAACGTTGTGGTTTGGAGGTCCGAACAGGTTATGACCTAAAGACTGCAAAAAGATCGCTCAATCTGCTGTTTGCGGATTGGGCGAATCGCGGTCTTAATCAATGGACAATTGTACAACGCACACAAACTGTTACTCAAGCTGATGGGAACTATGATCTTGGTGCTGATGTAATTGACGTTTTATCCATGGTTGTCCGCAGAAGCAACAATGATATTGCTATGAGCAAGATAAGTAGAGACACTTATTTAAATATACCCAGCAAAACAACCCAAGGCAGACCAACTCAATTTTTTATTGACAGACAGATAACCCCTGTCATCAATATTTGGCCTGTTCCTGAAAACAGTACAGATGTACTTGTTTTCGATTGTTTAACGCGAATTGATGACGCTGATACATACACAAACACGACAGAAGTGCCATTTCGGTTTTACCCGTGCCTTGCTGCTGGTTTGGCTTATTATCTTTCTATTAAGAGAGCGCCTGATCGTATACAGGTTTTAAAAGCTATATATGACGAGGAGTTTGACAGGGCGCAAGCAGAGGATCGTGACAGAGCGTCATTTAGCGTTTCTCCTAACTTGCAATTTTATAGAGTGGGATAATGGCTCGTTTTGCTACAGGCAAAGATGCTTACGGAATATCTGATAGATCAGGTTTCCGTTACCGTTTGCGTGAAATGCGTACAGAATGGAATGGCTTTAAGGTTGGTCCAGATGAATATGAGCCAAAGCATCCACAATTAGAGCCAATAAAACACCTTCCAGATCCAGAGGCTTTGCGTGATCCAAGGCCCGATACCAATAACATAATTCCTGTAGATGTTAAGTTTCCAACATTTAACACTGCTACGTTAGAGTTTATACCAGTTCCATTTATGTCATCTTCTGTAGGATCTTTTATTGTTACAGGAGTTGCGCCCGGATCACCAACAACGGTTTCTATAACAGGTGTTGTTGGAACCAGTGCAGTTGGAACTGTAACGGCCTCTAACATAGCCTCTGCAAGCGTAACTCTTACAGGCGTAGCGGGTACAAGCGCCGTAGGTTCTGTATCTTTCCTATCCATAACGGTATATACGGTTACAGTAGCTAGTGGCACTAATTCTTATGGATCTGGTAACAAGTATTACATTGCAGGACTCTCTGGAGCCAGCCCAACGTTGACCTTAAACGAAGGTTCTACATACAGATTTGACCAATCTGACAGCAGCAATTCTGGACATCCACTTAGGTTTTCAACAACTGCAAATGGAAGTCACGGAGGCGGTTCTGAATATACTACAGGTGTGAGTCATACTGGCACCCCCGGAAGTTCAGGAGCCTATGTTCAGATAACAGTGGCAGCATCCGCCCCGACACTGTACTATTACTGCACCAATCACAGCGGAATGGGCGGCACGGCAAATACGCCATAGGAGTAAACAATGGCTTTCAACGGAAATTTTTTATGCACTTCGTTTAAAAGTGAACTTTTTCAGGCGGTGCATAACTTTAGCAGTCATACTTTTAAGATAGCATTGTTTACGAATAGTGCAACGCTTAACGCAAGCACCACGGCTTATTCATCATCTTATGAAATAAGCGGCACAGGATACAGTGCAGGGGGAGCTAGTCTCGCAAACGTAAGTGTGAACACAAGTGGAACTACTGCTTTTATTGACTTCGATGATGTTTCGTTTTCTAGCTCTACACTTACAGCTAGAGGAGCTTTAGTTTACAACTCTAGCGCATCCAACAAGGCAGTCGCGGTGTTTGATTTTGGATCAGACAAATCTTCTTCGTCATCTACATTTACAATAACAATACCTACAGCGGATGCTAGTAATGCGATTATAAGGATTGCCTAATGTCGTACACTTACGCACAGCTAAAAACAGCGATACAGGATTACACGGAGAATACGGAAACTTCGTTTGTAACTAACCTGCCTACGTTTATTAAGAACGCAGAGCAACGCATATTTAAACTTGTTGATTTAGAAGTTTTCCGCAAGAACGCTACAAGCACGTTAAGCCAGAATGATCCGTATCTTTCTGTTCCCACTGACTATCTAGCGTCTTTTTCACTGTCTATAACAAACTCCAGTTCAAAAGAATTTTTACTGCAAAAAGACGTTAATTTTTTGCAAGAGTTTCACCCCAATTCATCTTCAACAGGTACGCCAAAATACTATGCTTTTTTTGATATAGATAATTTTATTATGGCTCCGACTCCTGATTCAAACTACGCAGTGGAACTTCATTATTATTACCTGCCAGCTTCATTAACTGCTGGAGCCGATTCAGGTTTAACTTGGCTTAGTGATAATGCTCCAAACGCACTTCTTTACGGTTCTCTTGTTGAGGCATATACTTACATGAAGGGTGAGCCAGATTTATTAGGCGTTTATGAAAAGCAGTTTAATGAGGCGTTAAGCCGAATTAAGGATCTGGCGGAGGCCAGAGAAAACAGCGATGCGTATCGCAGGGGTTTGCCGGAACGGCCCCGTACATAAGGAGTAAATCATGGCAACTTCAAATGCAGGAACAAATTATACAGAACATGCGATATTGCAGTT